TTTTACAGCCGCAGCATCAACTACAGATGCTGAAACACTAGCCGCAGCTATCAACGCTATCACAATGTATGATGCAGATGGCGCCCAGGTTACAAATCACATTGAAGCAGCAGTTACCGCAGACAACACAATCACTTTGTCACACAAAGTTGGTGGTGAGATTCGTTTAACTGACGCAGGATTCGCTGGTAATATTGCCGCAGCATTGTTTACACCACACAACGTGTTCACAGGCGCCGGCACTACAAATTTCTATACAGCACCATTAGAAGCTCCAGAAGATTATATTATCACTAACTGGACTCCATTGGCAGATGACGGCAACAACGGTTTCGCTGCAAGTCCAGATGCTCCATTAAACGAGCCAATGGATGGACAACTATGGTACAACAACAGCTTTGCTGAAGTTGACATCATGGTTCACAATGGCAGCACATGGGTTGGTTACCTAACCGCAACAAGCCCATACTACAATGCTTCAGCAGCATTAAAGACTGACCCAGCAGGTCCTATTGTTGCAGCAGCACAACCAACAAAACAAAGCGATGGTACAAGTCTTGTAAACGGTGATCTATGGATTAGCACAGCTAACATGGAAGACTTCCCAACAATTTACAAATATGACGGACTAAACTTAGAGTGGAAATTAGTTGACAAAACTGACCAGATCACTGATCAAGGTATATTGTTTGCTGATGCTCGTCAAGGTACAAGCGGTGGAACAGCAACAAATGCTCCTGGTGGAACAATTGCTGAACTATTAGCCAGCAACTTCCTAGATACAGACGCTCCAGATCCAGCACTATATCCAAAAGGTATGTTGATGTGGAACCTACGTGCTAGCGGTGGTAACGTTAAGAAGTATCAAAACAACTACCTTAATGTTAACGAAGACAATGCTCGCTTTGATAACTCACGTAGCCCAAGTGGATTGAGCTATCAGTCAGGACAGAGTCAAGGCGCATATTGGCCAGATCGTTGGACTACAGAAAGTGGTAACAACGAAGATGGTTCTGGATGCTTTGGACGTTGGGCACAGCGTAAAGTTGTTGTCCAGGCAATGAAGTCAGTTATTGACAGCAGCCAAGAAATCCGTGATGAAGAGCGCAGAAACTTTAACTTGATCGCAGCTCCTGGATATCCAGAGACATTGCAAAACTTGATCAGCTTGAACATTGACCGTGGTATGACAGCGTTTGTTATCGGTGACACTCCATTGCGTCTACCAAGCGATGCTACATCATTGTTGAACTGGGGTACTAATGCTGCTCTAGTAACAGACAACGGTGACGCAGGTATTGTTAGCTACGATGAGTATTGTGCAGTTTACTATCCAAACGGTTACTCAAACGATCTAAGTGGCGCAGCAGCAGTTGTTCCAGCATCACACATGATGTTGAAAACATACGCACTAAGCGACCAAGTTAGCTATCCATGGTTTGCGCCAGCAGGTACAAGACGTGGTGGTATTACTAACGCAACCAGCGTTGGTTACATCGATGCACTAAGCGGTGAATTCCAAACAGTGGCATTGAATCAAGGAACACGAGACGTTCTATACGATCTCAAAGTAAACCCAATTCCATTCTTTGTTGGAGTAGGATTGGTAGCATACGGTCAGAAGACTCGTGCTAGAAATGCCAGCGCATTAGATAGAATCAACGTAGCTCGTCTAGTTGTATATCTAAGAAGCCAGCTAACAAAACTAGCTCGCCCATATGTGTTTGAACCAAACGACTCTATCACTAGAGATGAAATCAAAGGTGCAGTAGAGAGCTTGTTACTCGAACTAGTTGGTCTACGTGCTCTATATGACTTCGCTGTAGTTTGCGACGAGTCTAACAACACTCCAAGCAGAATTGACCGCAATGAGTTGTATGTTGACATTGCAATTGAACCAGTCAAGGCAGTTGAATTCATCTACATCCCAGTGCGCATCAAGAACACTGGTGAAATTTAATTAACGGAGCAAAGAAATGCCAATTACATCATTAAATAATTACTCTATTAACCCAGCAGGTCCTGGTACAAACCAGGGCATGTTGATGCCTAAACTGAAGTATCGCTTCAGAGTGACATTGCTTGGCTTCGGAACACAGGCTAGTACTGAGCTAACCAAGCAGGTAATCGACGTAACAAGACCTAAAGTTTCTTTTGAAGAAATTGAAGTTCCTGTTTACAACTCAAAGATCTATCTAAGTGGCAAGTACACTTTCGAAACACTAGCATTAAATGTTCGTGATGACGCAAGTGGAAATGTTACCAAGCTAGTTGGTCAGCAAATCCAGAAGCAATTTGACTTCATGGAGCAGGCTTCTGCACGTAGCGGTATTGACTATAAGTTTACAACTCGTGTTGAAGTACTAGACGGCGGTAACGGCGCTCTAGGCCCACAAGTACTTGAAACATTTGAGTGCTTTGGATGCTTCCTACAAAACACCGACTACGGTGATCTAAACTACGGTACTAACGAAGTAGCAACAATCGCAATGACAATTCGTTTCGATAACATGTTACACGAAGCTGGTACAGTTGGTGTAGGTACACTAGTTGGACGTCAAGCAGCTACACAAGCTATTACTGGTCTAACTCCAGGCGGCGTATAAGCCTTAGCTTAACATTAAAACCCGGCTTAGGTCGGGTTTTTTTGTGACATAAATAATTATATGGCAAATAAGTTCACACGATATCTTTTAGGCGACGGAAATTTCTTTCAGGGATTAGTAGGAGGCATACTAAAACCCAAAGGAAATATGGCCAACTGGCAACACGCCACTAGGATCTTTGTTGACGATACATTTAGATTATCACCTAGACACAAGTTTCTTTACTATGTGGTATTTGAAATAGATCCAACTAGTCATAATTCTTTAGCATTTACACAAAAACACTCCCAAGAAGTTGCTTTATTATGCAAGGCAGTAGACCTTCCAAAGTTTAGTTTTGAAACTGTCACCAAGAATCAATACAATAGAAAAAAATTACTTTACAAATCTGTAAGTTATGACGCTATAAACATTACCATGCACGACGATAGTGCAGGTATTGTAAATTCTATGTGGGGAGTTTATTTCAGTACCTATGTTCGAGATAGAACTTTACCAGACACTGCTTATAAAAATCTACACTACCGCCCTAGCGGGACAGCCACTGATAACTTTAGGTACGGGTTAGACAATGATAAAAGCGTTGATTTTTTTAAGAGCATTAGTATCTATACTATGAGTCGTAGTAGATTTAATGGTTATACTTTAATAAATCCTAGAATACAAAATTGGAGTCATGGTAACGTAGACTATGCCGACGGCGGCACAGTTGAAAGTTCAATGAGTGTTCAATATGAATCTGTGTCTTATAGTTCTGGAAAAGTTTCAATGAATAGCCCCAAAGGATTTGCAACCTTACACTATGATACAGCACCAAGTCCGTTGAGCATACAAGGTGGAGGCAGCTCTGCACTATTTGGAGATGGTGGCGTACTTGCCGGCATCGAAAGTGTGTTCGGTGATGTAGCAGGTGGCTCGTCATTTGACAGTCCTCAGGGATTTTTAAGCACGGCTATCAAGGCAGTTAATACCTATAATAATGTTAAATCATTGTCTACAGACGGAATTGCCAGAGAACTTGGGCAAGTCATTAGCAGTCCAGCCGCAGTAAGTGGCATTGTAAATACAGTTGGCGGCTTTGCAGGATCACTATTTCCAAGGAATACTCCTTCCGGTGATTCTATTGTTGCTTCTGCTAAAAACTTATTAGGTGGATAATGAATACCAACTTGCCCTCAACTGTTATAGAAGACAGTGCATCAGCTACTAAATTATTCTTTGACGAATATGGTCAAGCACCGTTGGAGTTTTCAGCTACCGACGTTGAATCAGCTGTAGGATTTTTTCAAAATCAAGGGTTTGACCGAGATGCCGCTGAAATTACTGCCATGGTAGTATTACGTCAAGCAAAGTTTGAAAACATACCAGTGTTTAAATTAATTGATCAATTAAAAAGTTTAGAGGGAATGAAACTAAGTGCATTAGTTGGAGAGATTCTAAACAATAATAGACCAAGCAGCAGTGCCCTAGGATTTAAAATGGGCAAAGTTGACGACGAGTTAAAAACCAGAAACATTGCTGCATAATGGCTAAATTTGCTCAGGGTAGATTTGAAGTAAAAAATCCCGACAAATACGTTGGAAAAAAAGTACCTCTGGCACGTAGTAGCTGGGAATTTGTCATGATGAAGATGTTAGATGAACATCAGGGTGTTGAAAGTTGGGCTAGTGAAAGTGTTCAAATTCCCTACAGAGATCCATTTACCGGCAAGTATACTATATACGTGCCTGATTTTTTTGTTGTTTACATTGATCGAAACGGTAAAAAACATGCAGAGCTAATCGAAGTCAAACCACTAAGTCAAACCAAATTAGAAAATGTAGGAAAAAGTCTTTACAATCAACAACAGTATATTAAAAATATGGCTAAATGGGAAGCTGCCTCTGCTTGGTGTAAACAACAAGGTGTACGCTTTAGAATAGTCAACGAAGGCGACATTTTCCATCAGGGCACAAAACGATAATAAGTAAAGTATGACTAAAAAACTTGAAGAATTATTTAATTTGGAAGAAAAAGCAAAACCTATGCCTGAGGTAGATATCAAAGAACCTCCTCCAGAAAAAGATCACAGCGAAATACACAGTCTAGAAGAAAGTTATGCAGAAGTACAACGTATAACCAGTGACTTGCCCCCAATTAAAGAATTAGATTCTCTAGACGATCAAGAACTAGATAACCTAGCTAAAAAAGCTGAAGAAGCCTATGATAACTTAATGGATCTAGGTATGAATGTAGAAGTACGTTATGCTAGCCGTATTTTTGAAGTAGCAAGTAGTATGATGGGTAATGCCATTACTGCAAAAACTGCAAAGATTGATAAAAAGCTAAAGGCTATAGATATTCAACTTAAGAAATATAAAATTGACAAAGATAACAACGAAGATCCTAATAATGTTATAAATGGACAGGGCTATGTTATTACAGACCGTAACGAGCTCCTTAAGAAATTAGGTCAAAAGAGCTAAATACTACTATGAAAACTCTAAAAGAATATCTTGCTGAAAGTAAAAAAGTCTACAGCTTTAAGGTGAAAGTTGCGGGCGAATTGCCAGAGAATTTTCAAAAGAATTTAAAAAGCCAGCTAGGTGAGTATGGCGTAATGACTCTTGAAAAATTAGCAACTACACCTATTCAAGCAACACCATTAGACTTTCCAGAAATGTCAAACTGCGAAGTTCATGTATTTGAAGTTGTTTGCGAATATCCAGTAACTAGCCCAGAGTTAATATTTGATATCAAGTGTATGGGACTAGAAGAATCAGTATTCCGTGTACGTGGTAGCGGCGAACCTAGTGAAGAACAAAAAACACTGGCCAACGACGAGCCGAGTGGTGAATCAATATTAGACGAAAATGATCTAGATAAAGGTGCTACAAAAATCAAGCACAAAGATTATTTTGGGAATGACTTTAATAGAACTTTCTTAAAAGATTTAGAAAAGACTGCAAAGCAACGTAAAAAAGAAGAATCAGGGCCAACTGAATACAAGCTGCCCAAGGCCAAAGGCGAAAAGACCGGTCTTAAAAGCGCCATGGGGAGTAAATAATGGATTTTAATAGTTTAATGGCTAAGATGCGCGAGCTAGATCAGCCCACGCCAACAGCACCTGTAATAGAAGCACCAGTAGAAGAGTGCGGTGATCCAATGATGGGAGGTATGCCTCCTTCAATGGCAGACAAGCCGAGCACTCCGCCACCTAGCATGAGTGTTAACATCAATGCACAAGGCCTAGATGATATCTCTGAATTAATGAAGTTATTAACTAAAGTCAACCCAGATATGATCAATCAGCCAGCAGCACCAGAGATTTCAGTTATGCCAAGCCTAACACCTCCTGGTCCTAGCATCAGCAGTATTGGCGATCTAGGCGATCTAGATAAAGGTCCTCTAAAAATGTTGCCAGACCTAGATAAAGATGGCCCAATGGACATGCCGGGTGCTGATGCAATGAACAAACCAGATGGCGGCCACAGTGAGCCTGATGCTGATAACATGGGTGGCCCAAGCGACCACGATGCTGATAACATGCCGGGCGCAGCCGACGGTGTTAGTAAAGCACAGGGAGATATAGACAACGACGGTGATCACGATATGGATGATCATGAGTTAGAAAAGAAAGACGACAACGATAAGCCCGATGACAAAGAAGAAAAAGAAGAAGGCTTTCAAGATGCAACAACTCGTCCAGATGAAAATTACAAAAGCGTTGATTACATGACCAACAAGCTCGCTGGAGGTATGAATAAGCCAAAACAAAGTTTTAGCGGTAAACCTTATCGCGGCGATAACCCGATGGCTGCAGGTGCTTACGAAAGCAAAGATGCTCTACGTGCTAGCATTCGTGCAGAATTACAACAACGCCTAGCAGAAGCTAAAGGAGCGAAATAATGTCAGGATTTAAGAACGACAACAATCAATTACGTCCAGAATTTTATCAGGTCGTAATTACAATAGGTGCCGGAGCAGGAACATATCCTACAACAGATGGCAACGATAACGGAGCTGTGTATACACAAGATCACAGTGCATTTGCAACAAAACCAAGTACCTATGTAATTGGTAAACGTGTAGCTAGAGGACATCAACGTTTCTTGGCTATTGTTGAAAATCTACAAAAGTACGGCGATGCACAGATTCAAGATGTGCAGTTTACCAGCGGTGGCGCAACAGTAGCAGATAACCAACCAACCGCAGTACAATTCACAGTAAGATATGATCGCGGTGGTTCAACAGGTGCAACAACAGCCAGCACATTAACTGATGGTGTATTAGGTGGAACAAGACTAGAAATTGGTAGCCCATATCAATTTACAGCTACTACAGATGGTACTATTACTGTAGACTCAACAATTAAAGCATTGAGATACCAAGTTGCCCAGGCTATTTGCAGAACCAGTTATACCAAGCGTCTACGTGTTTGGAATGGCGCTCTAGCTTCAGAGGCAGATGAAGTGTTAACAGTTACATTACCAGACTCACTAGCTGATGTATACAAAGACGTCGCAGTAACTTTAGTAGATTCTGCAGAAACAATTGATAGTTAATATTAACTAAACCCAAATAGGCTCTTCGGAGCCTATTTTTTTCAGTAAATAACGTTATGGGAAAATCACTAGACGGCGTATTAATTAAGAAAGCTCACAAGCAAGAGCGTTACACACTTGAAGAAGTAAAACATCTCGAAGCGTGTTTAGATCCAGTTACGGGTCCGCTTTACTTTATGACCAACTTCTTAAAGATTCAACATCCTGTTAGAGGTGCAATTGACTTTGTACCCTACGGATTCCAGGTACGATTAATCGAAGCATATCATAATCACAAAGATGTAATTGCCATGTTACCTCGACAGATGGGTAAAACAACCTGTGCCTGCGGGTATTTGTTATGGTTTACAATGTTTGTGCCAGAGGCACAGGTATTGATTGCTGCTCACAAATATGAAGGTGCGCAAGATATTATGAACCGGTATCGTTATGGTTATGAAAACTTGCCTGACTTTATCCGTGCGGGTGTTATCAGCTATAACAGAAACACCATTGAATACGACAACGGTGCTCGTATACAGGCAACAACAACTACAGAAAATACCGGTCGTGGTAAATCTCTTTCATTGATCTATTGTGACGAGTTTGCGTTTGTGCAACCGCCAGAAAAAGCCAAAGAGTTTTGGACTGCATTATCACCCACATTGTCAACTGGTGGTCGTGCTATTATTACAAGCACACCAAACAGTGACGAAGATCAGTTTGCTATGATTTGGACTGAAGCTAATAAAAACTTTGACGAATTTGGTAACGAACAAGAACTAGGCATTAACGGATTCTTTCCTTACTTTGCTGAGTGGAAAGAACATCCAGATCGTGACGAAGCCTGGGCTTCGATTGAACGTGCTAAGATTGGTCAAGAACGTTTCCGTCGTGAGTTTGATTGTGAATTCTTAATCTATGACGAAACACTGGTAAATGCTGTTAAACTGGCAGAACTAAAAGGCGTTGATCCTATGATGGCAATGGGACAGACACGTTGGTACAAAGATATTAATCCACGAGCAACGTATCTAGTAGCCTTAGATCCTAGTCTAGGCACAGGCGGAGATCCTGGTGCTATACAAGTGTTTGAAATGCCTAGTATGGAACAGGTTGCTGAGTGGCATCACAATACTACCCCGGTTCAAGGACAGGTTAGAATCATGCGTGAAATATTAAAATATATTCACGATAGAGGTGTAGAAAAAGGTGGCGAACCTATAATATATTACAGCGTAGAAAACAATAACATAGGCGAGGCCGCTCTAATTGTTATCAGTGATCTAGGAGAAGAAAACTTCCAAGGACTATTCTTGAGCGAGCCCATACGCAAAGGACATGTACGTAAATTCCGCAAAGGATTTAACACAACACATCGTTCAAAGATTACAGCCTGCAGCCAGCTTAAAAACATGCTGGAAACGCATAAAATGAAGATATTCTCTAAGCCCTTGGTTTCAGAATTAAAAACATTTGTAGCATCAGGAATTGGATTTAAAGCAAAAACCGGTGAACATGACGACCTAGTTAGTTCTACACTGCTGATTATACGCATGGCTGAAGTATTAGCAGATTGGGATCCGCATATCTACGATAAAATGACAGAGAAGATATCCGAAGAATCTATGCCCATGCCCATATTCATCAGCACTGGTATCTTTTGATAAATATAACTATGGATGCAACAAACAATATTGCCACAGATTTATTCTACAAAATACGTAGCCGTTTTAAGGGCCTAAAATTAGGCAACGAAACCGGCATAATTACCATCAACCCCGAAGAGGCAAGATTCTTTGACTTTGACTACATGGAGGGTGAAAAGCCCATAGGGCATGTTAGTATTAGTTTAGCCGAACAGAATTCAATGAAAGTTTACTTCAGTACAGGTATCACTGAAAGTATGGACCCGTCGCAAAAAAACAATTGGTACGGATTTTTAAAAGAATTAAGATCGTTTGCCAAACGCCGATTAATGGCGTTTGATACTAGAGACATTGCCAAAGACAATTTAGATCGTAGAGACTATGAATTTCTAAGTCAACACAATCAACCCAAAGAACAAACAAATACAGTGATACAACCTGTTGGAGAAAGCATTATGAGTGAAAGTCAACTATACGGATCTAAAACCGTAAGTTATCAAAAGCTAATGGACACACGTCTAATTATCAAACACAGCACAGCACTAGCAGACGACATGAGTCCGGGTGCAAGAAGCAGAAACATCAATGCTTTGTTTGTTGAAAATCAAGACGGTGAAAGATTTAAGTATCCTTTTATTCACCTAGCTGGTGCTCGTGCAATGCAACGTCACGTGGCCAACGGTGGTGTACCTTATGATGATCTAGGCAAAAGCATTATTAGTATGAGTGAACAAATTGCACAATTAAAGAGCTTTGGCAATTATGTTAACCGTAACGATCTAATGAACAATCAAACAAACAATATCGTAGAACGTAGTCAACAACAGTTAAACATGATGCGCGAGCAATTGGCAAGACTAAGCAAACAAAGTCACTACGAAGTTTATAAAGAAACATTCCAGCCACAAGAGGCATTAGAAGTTCCACAAGAAGTAGTTGAAGATTATACTGAAAAATTTACAGTAAAGAATTTCAAAGAAGATATCAAAAGCGTATTCCCAGTTCTGTATAGACTAATGAAGGAAAACGAAATAGGCTATGACGACATAGTCGAAATGACAAAACAAGAGACAGATGAAGATCAAGATGTAGTTACCACAGAAGACGAGTTTGATCGTTTTGAATCATGGGTAATGACTCTAGGTGAAAACAGTGCTATTGTCAGCGAAGATCCAGAAGAACAACAGGCCGCAGCACAAGAGCTACAGTCACTAATAGGTCAAGAATTTCCGGCAGGCGTTGATGGTAGCAATGCAATTGAAAGTCTAAAAGGCATCATTGAAGATCCACAATTATACAAGCAAATCAAAGAAGCTAGTAGAGATGATCCAAACGTCGAAATAAGAGGTTTGGTCAGAGACTGGTTAGAAGCAAATGCACCTGAAGTTATTGAATCATTAGACTTTGGTGATTTTGCTCCTGAACCAGAAGGTGAAGCGCCGGCGACTGACCAAGGGGGTGATATAACAGCGCCAGAAGCACCACAAGAAGCGGCAGACGCTGACAGAGACGACGATAAGTCCCCTCCATGGGATGCAGACGATAAAGAAAAATCAAATTTTAAAAAGCCAAATAATCCAAATAGAACCGGTAGAGATACCGTTAAAGCGTTGGCACAAAGAGGCATGCAATCTAAAATGAATGTCCAAGAACTTGCAGAATTTATTCACAGTTTTTACGACCGTGAATCAGGCACATTCCCTAAAGGCCCAGAAGGCGTTGCTATTATGGTAGGCAAAAAGTTTGGCGAACAGGCAGAACATGTTGCTCGTAAAATGGTAGAAAGAATGGCTCCGCAACAGCAAGATCCATCAGTAAACGAATTGGCTCGTATTAAAGAACTAGCACAATGGTAAAAATTCGTCGCAGTTAGAGTTGGTTAAGAACTCTATTAGATTGGGCACTTAGGTGCCCATTCTTTTGGCTATATTGCTTGTCAACGAATTCGTTGGCTGTCGCGTTGTATATATATGCAAGAAGAAAAACATCTAGACTGCTACAGTGATTTGAAATCGAGTAAAAACGATTACGAACCACAGTCATTGCCAATTTTGCCTACATCATATGATTGGAGATATTCAAACTGTGATGAAAGACGAAGTGGGCCTTGCCGCAGAACAGATGCTTTAACTTTAGGCATATTTCATTAACCTCAAAGGAACTTAAAATGAAAAACGCAATCGCAATCCTCGCCACAGTGTTCGCAGTATCCGCTTTCGCCGCAGAGCCAGCTAAGGCACCAGCTCCTGCAGCCACAGCACCAGCAGCTACTACTCCTGCTCCAGTAGTTAAGAAGGAAGAAAAGAAGCCTGCAAAAAGTACTCCTGCCAAGGACGAAAAGGCAGCAGCACCAGCTGCTAAGCCAGCCGCTAAGTAATCGTGAAGTAGACGATTCGGACGACGATAGTGCAGATGAGATTGATTTCTGTGTCGCCTATCGCCGCCCGGAGATTGTTAAGAAATCTTATGTCATTGACTTAGATTCCGACGATGATGACTTACCAACACACATTACAGAGAGACTAGCCCTAGCAAGGGCGCTGGCACTGGAAAAGTATAGAGAAAAGCGGGCTTGATCCGCTTTTTTCTTTGGAAAAAATAATTTCACTTTTGATAAGAAAACATTTGACTTTGCTAAATAAAAAGCGCATAATAAAACATGTGCATAAGGCATATAAAACATTTTAGGCATAACATAGGAGGCATTTAAAATGGCAACTCTCGCAGAAATCCGTGCTAAACTTCAAGAAGCACAAACAAAATCTTCAGGAAACTCCACCGGCGGTGGCGACAACGCAATTTATCCACATTGGAACATGCCAGAAGGCAAAGAAGCAGTAATTCGTTTCTTACCCGACGGCAATTCAGCAAACACATTCTTCTGGGTAGAACGTGCAATGATCAAATTACCTTTCGCAGGTATCAAAGGCGAAACTGACAGCCGTCCAGTTCAAGTGCAAGTCCCTTGCGTTGAAATGTACAATGATGGTACAGTTTGTCCAATCCTCAGCGAAGTGCGTGGTTGGTTTAAAGACAAAGCACTAGAAGAAATGGGTCGTAAGTATTGGAAGAAACGTAGTTACATTTTCCAAGGATTTATTGTGGAAGATCCGTTGAAAGAAGATACAACACCAGATAATCCTATTCGTAGATTTATCATTGGTCCTCAAATCTATCAAATCATCCGTAGTGCATTGATGGATCCTGAGTTGGAAGAATTGCCAACAGACTTCATGCGTGGCGTAGACTTCCGTATCGCTAAAACAAGCAAAGGTGGCTTTGCTGACTATTCTACATCAAAGTGGAGCCGTCGTGAACGTGCTATTGCTGATGCAGACAAGGCAGCTATTGAAGCTCACGGTTTGTTTAACCTAAGCGATTTCCTACCTAAGAAGCCAACTGATGTTGAGCTCAAGGTAATGAAAGAAATGTTTGAAGCGTCAGTAGACGGTGAAGCATATGACATGGATCGTTGGGGTCAATACTTTAAGCCAGCTGGTATGGGCCAGGCTACAGGTGATCCTAATAAAGCCACAAGTCGTGCAGCCGCTCCTACACCTGCTCCTGCCCCAGCAGTAGATGAGGAAGATGCTCCGTTTGATACAGCACCAGTGGCTCAGGCCGCCCCGGCTGCTGCTCCTGCAGGTGACGCAGGTGCTAGTCGTGCCCAAGATATCTTGGCTATGATTCGCAATCGTAACAAACAGTAAACGCCAATAGAGTACGAGCCCTTGCTCGTACTCTCTTTCATTGTAGGAGAATAATAATGGCAAGAACACAAAAAATTAATGAGAACTTCTCTTTGAGTTTTAACAGCAGAGAAGATCAAACCGGCGACACAGTAGCAGATATTGATGTTAGATTTGACAACCCCAAGGATGATTCTGTTATAATTAACAGACTAAACACTTGGCTTATAGCAATTGGTCGTACTGACATTGTTGTAAGTCCAAAGAAACTACCAAAGGGTGAATAATGGCAAAAGCATTTGATATTAGTAAATTTAGAAAGTCAATCACTAAGAGCATCGAAGGACTTAGTATTGGCTTTAACGATCCTACAGACTGGGTTTCAACAAATAACTTTGCATTGAACTATCTTATCAGCGGAGACTTTAAGAAAGGTATCCCACTAGGCAAGGTAACAGTATTTGCAGGTGAGAGCGGTGCAGGTAAATCGTTTATCTGTTCAGGCAATCTAGTAGCCAATGCACAGAAGGCAGGTATTTTTCCAATCTTAATTGACACAGAAAATGCACTTGACGAAGCATGGTTACACGCACTCGACGTTGATACAAATCCAGACAAGTTATTAAAACTTAACATGGCTATGATTGATGATGTAGCAAAGACTATTACAGAATTTGTTGCAGAATATAAAACAATGCCTGAAGACGAGCGTCCTAAAGTATTATTCATCATTGACAGTTTAGGTATGTTGTTAACTCCGACAGACGTTAATCAATTCCAAGCAGGCGATTTAAAAGGTGACATGGGTCGTAAGCCTAAGGCACTAACAGCACTTGTTCGTAACTGTGTAAACATGTTTGGTTCATTAGGTATCGGCTTAGTCGCCACTAATCACACATACGCTAGTCAGGATATGTTTGATCCAGATGACAAGATCTCAGGTGGTCAAGGCTTTATCTATGCAAGTTCAATTGTAGTAGCAATGCGTAAATTGAAACTTAAAGAAGATGAAGATGGTAACAAAGTTTCAGAAGTCAATGGTATTCGTGCCGCTTGTAAGATTATGAAAACACGTTATGCTAAACCGTTTGAAAGTGTGCAGGTCAAGATTCCTTATGAGACAGGTATGAATCCGTATAGCGGACTAGTCGACCTGGCTGAAGCTAAAGGGTTGCTCAAGAAGGAAGGAAACAGTCTTGTCTACACATCAGCAGATGGTGAAGTCATCAAGCAATTCCGCAAGGCTTGGGAAAAGAATGAGAAGAATGGTCTTGATATCATGATGGACGATATTTCTAAACACGGTGAAAAATCCACTTCTGAGATAACTACTACAGTTGAATCAGACTTGGAGGTCACTGAATGAAAGAAGACTTAATCGCAGACATTTGGACATTGGTTATAGAGCACGTTCCAGAAAAGCATCGCAAAGATTTGGCCGCAGACTTTGTTAATACATTATTAGATTATGGTATTAAAGAAACTGTATTAAAAGACCTAATCGGAGTAGATGGATATCTAGATGATGCGATTGATTATGCCATTGATGGTGAAGAGCTCGAAGAAGAAGATGACTATTACGAAGATGAGGAATAAATGAATTGGTATGACAAGGTTAGTAAAGATATTTCTCACATACCAGATGCCGTGGCATATTATGAAGCTGAATTAATTGCGGCTAAGAATGATGTTCGCATAGCGGGAAACCTTGAAAGAGCCGCTGCTAATATGCCTGGCATAGTTGAGAATCGTTTTAACCAACTTCAAGAAATTGAAGGAATCTTAGAATACCTTAACATTGAACTCCGTAGGCTTCGTAGTCAACACTTTCGTAAATATTTAGAAAACTACCAAAGGTCTTTGTCTTCTAGAGACTGTGAAAAGTTTGTAGAAGGCGAGGCCGATGTAGTTGACTTTGAAAAAATTATTAACGACTTTGCACTACTCCGCAATAAATGGCTAGGCATTATCAAAGCACTTGACATTAAACAATGGCAGGTATCTAATATTGTCAAACTACGTACAGCAGGTCTTGAAGACGCCACTCTTTAAATAAGTTAAAATGCGGATAACTAAATATCCGTATGAAACGCATTGTATTAATCACAGGGGGTTTCGACCCCCTTCATTCTGGGCATATTGCCTATCTTAATTCAGCCAGAGAACTTGGCGATTTGTTAATCGTTGGAGTTAATTCTGATGAATGGTTGCGTAGAAAGAAAGGGCAAGAATTTATGCCCTGGGAAGAACGTGCAACTATCATTTCAGCACTTCATAATGTTGACAGAGTTATTAACTTTGACGACAGCGATAATAGCGCCAAGGATGCTATTAAAAAAGTAAGAGCAATATACCCAAACGCTCAAATTATATTCGCTAACGGCGGGGATAGAACTAAAACTAATATTCCAGAAATGGATGTATTAGAAGAGATGTTACATGTTGAGTTTGTATTTGGTGTAGGTGGCGAAAATAAAATGAATTCAAGCAGTTGGATTCTACAAGAATGGAAATCACCTAAAACACAACGACCTTGGGGATACTATCGTGTGTTGCATGAAGATGGTCCTCATGTAAAAGTAAAAGAACTCACCGTTGATCCGGGTAAAAGTTTATCAATGCAACGGCACGAACATCGTTTTGAACATTGGTTTGTGACTGAAGGAACTGCAACAGTTAATACTCTTGATGCAGATGAAAATGTTGTGATGAAAAACTTTGTGATGAAAAACATGCAGACCTACATAGGTCATAAAGAGTGGCATCAACTAGTTAACAAAAGCAATACACCGTTGAAAGTTATTGAAATTCAATTTGGTGAAAAATGTGTTGAAGAGGATATCGAACGTAAATGACTAACTGGGTGTTTTTAAGCAAAGACGGCGAAGATGAATATATCAATAAACTTGCTAAAGGTTGTAACAGTCCTGTAGTTTCAACAGAAGATTTTGTCTACGAAGATTCTGAAGATCCAATTATTTTAAGAGGCATTTTAAAACATAAAATAATGAAACGCTGTTGGGATGAAGGCCGAACTTTCTACTATATGGATACAGGTTATTTTGGTAACGAAGTTGGAATATCAAACCCTAATGGTTGGAAATACTGGCACCGTATTGTAAAAAATAATCTACAACACGACGAAATTATACCTCGCCCTGGAGATAGGTGGCAACAATTTAATAAAAAATTAGATCCTTGGAAAAAGGGCGGCCGAAAAATATTACTAGCACTTCCTGACGAAAAACCCTGTAAGTTTTACAATATTGATCTAGAACGATGGACTGCTGAAACTATAGAAACAATTAAAAAATATACAGACAGACCCATAGAAATACGTGCTAGGGCTAAATTAAGAACAGACAGAACAATCAGTAATACACTAAAACAAGCATTAGATAATGA